CAGCAGCAGCAGAACAAGACGATTGGGCGCCTAGGTGTCACCCCTGTCTCTGATAAGATGGCCCAGGAAGGCCAGCAGCCCGGATATGGCGCCTGACCCTAATGCCACGCGCCGCACGCTCGCCTTCGAGAAAAACGAAGTATTTGACGCTGTTCTCGCGTATATGGACGCTGCTATCGCCGCTGAAGTCGATCGTGCTATCTCTTATAGCATCGAAGGCGAAAAAAGGGTTCACGCTTGCGGACGTGCCGAAGCTCTTAGGGATTTCAAAGACTTGCTCCTCGCTGAGCAGGAAGAAGCACAGCGCGAACGGTTTGGCTCCAAGAATGGTGCGTAATATTGCCAAACCCATCAAACGCCGCCGGGTGCGTTGACTTCATACATTTTAAGGCGTTACTGCCGATACGTCCTCTGAGCGGACGCAAAACTCTCTGAATATGGAAGATAACAATAACGCCGAGATCGGAACGGCTCAAAACAACCCCGAGGTACAGTCAAACGCCCAGTCAGGGGCATTAAACCAAGACAAGCTTGCGGATATCCTCCGCAGCACCCTGTTCGCTGACGAGGAACAGGCGGCACAGCCCGAGGCCGGTCAAGAGGGCGAAAACCAGACAGAAGTCAAGGACAACACGGACGGCGAAGCATCTATGCAAGATGCGGACACCGATACGGAAGTCCCCCAGGCTGAGGATGGTATCGACGAAGTTCATTCACAGCATACGCAAGACGACGAAGAAGACAGCGATCTTCCCAAGGGCGTCCAGAAGCGCATCGACAAACTCACGGCTAAGCGCAAGCAGGCCGAGGAGGAAGTCACCAAACTCCGCGAGGAGATGGAAGCGCTGAAACAGCAAATCTCATCGACACCTCAGTCCGACCCGGCGGCAACTAGCGTCAACGACGCATCTAACCCGTTCGAGTCGCTTCAGACTAAGGCACAGGTCGATAAGGAGCTGGAAAACGCCCGCTGGCTAAAGTACAAGTGCATGGAGAACCCCTACGGCTTTGTCCTTGGTGACAAGGAATACGGCCAAGAGGATGTCACCCGCATGTTGGTCAACGCGACTAGGGCTATCGAAGAACAGCTGCCACGGCAGATGGGTTCGATCCAAGCCCGAGAACAAATTGACCCAATCGCCACGAAACAATACCCGTGGTGGAATAAGCCGGAAAGCAAGGAATATCAGGTCGCACAGAATGTCCTAAAGGTTTTTCCCAAACTCAAGGCGTTCCCCGACTTCAAGATGTTCATTGGTGATTACGTCCGAGGATACATGACCCGCGAGGGCCAAGTCTCTAAGGCGGCTCCCAGACAAGCACCCGTACAGCCCGTCCGTCCTACCGTAACCCCGGTCAAGTCCAAGCCCGCAGAAGTACAGGCTCGAACCGCCGTGGATCGTTTCCGCAAAACGAATAATGCTGAAGACCTCGCCCGAGTCCTAATCTCCAAGAACTTCATTTAAGCCCCCAACCCCCCTAATACCAAAAAATCATGGCTCTCCTCACAGAACGCAGCCTCGTCAACGCCGGTAAGCGCGAAGACCTGGCTAACCTCATCGCCCTCGTCGATGCTAAGGACACTCCCTTCACCTCCATGGCGAAGAAGGGTGCCGAACCCGGCAACACCCTGTTCCGCTGGCAGGCTGACCGTCTCCCGTCCACTTCGGCCCCTACGCCGATTGTTGATGGTACCGACGTCTCCTCCTACGACAACTACACCGTCGATGGTGGTACCCAGTACCGCGTCGAACTCTCGAACCGAGTGCAGATCTTCCGCAAGGCTGTCCGCGTCTCGAAGCTCACGCAGTCCTCGGTGACTAATGTCGCTGGTGTGCGCGACGAACTCTCGAACAACGTCTCGAAGGCTATCACGCTCATCAAGCGCGAGATGGAAGTCGCGATGTGCGCCAATCAGGGAGCCCAGGTCGATAACGGCACCGTCGGCTACCGTACCCGTGGTCTCGACAAGTGGATTGTCACCGCCGCTAACATCGACACAGTTGACCTCCCGGCTGCTGCCTCTGACTTCTGCCCTGCCGCCGCGCAGATCAGCACAGTTGGTACTGCCTCCCTCACTGAGTCTGTCGTTCAGGGCGTCCTCACGGGTATCTACACCCAGACAGGACAGTTCAAGAACTACGACGCTATCGTTGGCCCGACCCTCAAGCGCGCGTTCACGAACCTCGTGTTCACCACGCCGTCCACAGGTTCCACGAACACCCAGAACACAATCCGCACCCTGACCCGCGACGCTACCGAGCCGACCTACATCAGCTCCGTGGACGTGTTTGAAGGTGACTTCGGCCAGATCCGCCTGCACCCGTCCCTGTTCCTGAAGAACAACTTCTCGGGCTACATCATCCCGTTCGACATGCTCGAAGTGCGCTACGGCGGAAACGTCGCTGAGGTCACTGAGCTCCCGAACGCTGGTGGTGGCGAAGCGCGTCTCGTTGAAGCCGTCGCCGGCCTCTGCGTGTACAACCCGCTGGCCTTCGGTAAGTTCGACTTCAGCGCCTAATCCACAGGTGGCTGACATCATTCAGTCATTTGCTGAGGTAATCCCCTCCCATCTGCGCAAGCAGGTGGAGAGGGAACTCCTCAACGGATGGCGGAAGCAAGAAGTCACCGCCCGTTCCCAGGCTAAGCAGCAGGCAGCGTTCCGTCACTCGAACGCGGCTCAGAGTCTGGAGGGGGTCGGGGAGCTAAAGGCTCAGATCCCCCTTTCTGCTTTTCATTACTGGGGCCAACGCCTTGGTTATGTGTGCTGGGATGACAAGTCGTTCGTGAACGATTTCATCAAGCACAACCCGGAGGTCGCTGTTCAAAACCGCGTTAAGCGGACAGTGGTCAACGGGTCAATTTTCACCTCAGACGGATACCTCACATGAGAACCGTGAACTTCAGCACCATTCTGTTCGAGGGCATCCAGCTCTCGGGGCTCGACCGGCATAACATCGGGGAGGAGACATTTGCTCAATTCCGCGACTTTGCGAACCAGCGCCTGCGTATGGCATGGGAGTCTCAGGACTGGCCTGACATCATGCGTGTCGCTGAGCTCACGGTGGACGCTACAACTGGCACCGTTACAGCAGCTATCCCTGCTGATGCAGGCGAGATGCTGAACTGCTACGACCAAGACCCGCTTTTAACCACGAAAGCCCAGCCACTCTCCTACCGCATCTACAACGATGGTAGCGTAGTTAAGCTGGTCTTCGGCTCAGACCCTTCTACGGTCTGGGGGGAATACCGCGTTAAGAAGCCTGATCTAGTCGGTGATGTCTGGAGCTCCGCCCTCGCGTACTCCATCGGCGCCCAGGCTTACTTCGACAGCGGTAGCAATACAGGCACAGCGATGCCTGTTCCCGGTAAGCCTCATTACGGCGACTTCTACGAGTGCCTCGACGCTACGACTTCTGGGCAGTCCCCTTTCACGCACCCCGCTAAATGGCTGAAGAAGGAAATCCCGTACATCTTCGGCACCTTCGTTTCTCGCGGAATGTTCTCTGACTGGCTGCGCTCTGAGCTCCAGATTGAGGCTTCGCAGATTGCCGAGCAGGAGGCCCAGGGCATGCTGGACTTGGAAATCGACAAGATTTTCCGTCAGCAGAAGCAAAGCGTACGCATTAACATGATCCGAACTTACTAATCTACTAACATGTCATCTAACATCTCCATCTCATCCCCGTTCCTTCGTGCGTTCACGCACGCTGATGTAACCGCTGGGGTCGCTGCCGCTGAACTCCTCGCTGCTGCTGTCACCCCTGAGCGCCGCATCGTAGTCATCATCCAGAACAAGTCCACGAGTGCCAGTGTCCAAGTCATCTTGGCGGCAACTGGATCGGTCGGCATCTATGTGCCACCGCTGGGCAACATCAGCATTGATAACTACAACGGAGCAATCCGGGCTATCGCTAGTGCTGCTGCCACGCCTGTCCACATCGCTTACGCTGTCGCTTAATGAGTATCTCTATCTCACAGACGGATAATGTCGGGCTGACGGTTGAGTCCGACCCGCTGGCTCTGAAGATTGCGAGCAA